AGGATGTCGATTCTGGCGTGACCAACCCTGTATTATTACCATATGGTGTTCATGGTCCGGTTAGATATGGATCGTACTCCTTCATCAGCGGCGCCGCCGGCAGCGGCGTAGATTCAGTTTGGCAAGGCGGCGGCGGATCCGCAGGAGCAAACAATAAGGGCTTCAATGTCTTTGCTAGATTTGCTGGAGACATCCCTGGTGGTGGTGGTAGCGGCACTGCAGTACACGCTGTGGCAGATATCGATGACTTGTTTGTCAATGTTGGCCATCTAGCAATTACCGGTAACATTGAATTTCCTGCTGTGCCATTGAGAGTTTCGTCTTCCGATGGAGCGCTCACCGACCCAACAAACGCATACTTTGGATTCCAGACCACAAAGACGGCTACATCTCTCGAATACGATCCAAGTATTCCGGATCATTGTCGCCCTGTTTGCTCTGCGTTCGACACTTTCAACACTTCAAGCGATGGCTTGACGGAATTCTCTTGGGTATTCTCTTTGGACGATCTTCGTCATGAGAGCAACTTGGGCGATGTGCTTGTGTATGAGTCTGGATCCCGCGCTCGCAGTACATCTGTTAACAGCTCTAGCTACGGCCGCTGTCTAGAAATGGGGTATGATAAATTTACGGCACCATTTTTCGGCGGATCAGATGGACTAGATATTACAGAATCCGAGCCGTTCAGAAACACTGGACTCTCCTCTGGTACCGAATATAATAGTTACGCCTATTATTCAATCAAGAGAGCAATTGATACAGTTGCAGATCCGGAATTTGTTGAGATGAATCTTTTGACGATGCCCGGCCTTACAGAAAATACGCTAACAGACCACATTATATCGACATGTGAGAATCGCGGCGATGCCTTGGCGATCGTTGATTTGGATGGCGGGTATGTGCCTTTCACTGAAAATACCACCGCGCCATCGGATCGAAGAGGTTCCGTAGCCGATGTGGTGTCAAATCTACAGAATAGAAACATTGACAGCAGCTACGGTTGTGCTTATTATCCCTGGATCATGATTAATGATAGTGGAACAGGCCAGTCCGTTTGGTTGCCACCCTCAGTTGTTGCTTTGGGGACTTTTGCTAGTTCCGAGAGAAGGTCAGCTGTCTGGTTTGCTCCAGCAGGATTCAACCGCGGAGGCTTAACCGAGGGATCTGCAGGATTGGCAGTCACCGGTGTTCGCGAACGCCTTACCTCGAAAGATAGAGACAAGCTCTACGATTCTAGAATTAATCCGATTGCTAGCTTCCCGTCAGAAGGTATTGTCATCTTTGGCCAGAAAACTCTACAGGCACGCACTTCGGCGCTCGATCGCATTAATGTTCGACGCCTGATGATTTACCTGAAGAAAGAAATTTCAAGACTTTCAACCAAGGTGTTATTCGACCAAAATGTGACTACGACCTGGAATCGCTTCAAGTCATTAGTTAACCCTCTCTTAAGAGGTGTCCAGGCCAGATTTGGTATTACAGAATATCGTCTAATTTTGGACGAAACGACAACTACACCTGACCTTGTTGATCAGAATATCATGTATGCAAAAATTATGGTCAAACCAGCCAGAGCAATTGAATACATTGCAATTGACTTTACAGTTGCCAGTACTGGAGCATCTTTCGATGATTGATATTAAAGCAACCATTAATCAGCCAAGCTACTATATATTTATGAACAGGAGAATTAAGTAAATGACATTCTGGACCGATTATTCCAACGCCGCCGGTGAGAAGGGCGCGCGCGACCCAAAGAGAGCATATAAGTTTTATTTACAATTTACAGGTATCGAAGATTCGATTTGGTATTGCAAAAAAGTTACCAAACCATCCTTTACTGTATCTGAAACGCCTCACAAATTTTTGAACCACACGTTCTATTATCCAGGCAAAGTAGAATGGAACACTGTCAGCATTACGCTAGTAGATCCAGTCGAACCAGATGTCGCAACATCGTTTGCAAATGTAATTAAGACATCAGGATACAATATTCCATCTGGAGCAAAGGTCGACCAGTATACTACGATCTCTAAAGGAGCATCAGTCGCCGCGTTGGGCGATGTTGTAATTACCCAGATCGATTCCCAAGCCAATGCCCTCGAAACGTGGACTTTGCAAGGCTGTTGGATTAAAGATTTGAAATTCGGTGATCTAGATTATGATAGTGAAGATTTTACTTTGATCGAGATGGAAATTCGCTATGATTGGGCGACCCTTCAAGGCGTCGACGGCGGCAGTCTTCTATTGGAAGGTACCTCGACAGTTTGGGACCCAGCAACTAATGGTGGTTGAAAATTAAATTTTGAGAAAATAGGCATTTAAAACAGAGAGGTGTAATTTGCCACATAGAAATAATGAGGACAGAGTTGGGGCTCGACATACAGCGGCAACAGAGCCCCCAACTACTCCCGCAATGGATCAGGCAGCTGCCGGCGGCGTAGCGCCATTATCGTTTGTAGTCCCAACGGAATTTGTTGAACTACCGTCAAAGGGACTTTTTTATCCCGAGGACCACCCCCTCCATATGCAAGAGCATGTGGAGATTCGTCATATGACGGCAAAAGATGAGGATATTTTAACATCTAGAACTTTATTAAAGAAGGGTGTCGCATTAGATCGAATGCTGCAGAATGTTATCGTTGACAAAAGAATTAAATTAAAAGATCTTTTGATCGGCGACAAAAATGCAATGCTCATCTCCGCGAGAATTAGCGGATATGGAAATATGTACAAGACTCAGATAGATTGTCCTGCATGCGGTGAGAAAAACGTTGATGACTTCGACCTATTTGATGCTGATGTTTATGATGGATCTGATTATGGGGATTATGATATTGCTCCCACCGAGAGCGGCACATACTTGATCGTCCTTCCAAAAACGCAAGTTCAAGTTGAGGTTCGTCTCTTGACCGGCAATGAAGAGGCAAAGATAGTTGAACAGGCGCAGCAGTCGAAGAAGAACAGTCGACTGAAAAAGAACAATAAAGGCGAAAAGAACGCAACGCAGCAATTTAGATGGACAATTCTTGCGGCCAATGGCGATCGTTCGAAACAGTCCATCACGTATTTGATTGACAACATGCCAGCATCCGATGCAAGATATTTAAGAAAGGCGTACAAAGCAATCAACCCAACAATAAACCTGATGCGAGATTTTGAATGCGAAGAGTGTGGCTACGAGTCACAATTGGAGGTTCCGTTCACAACGGAATTTTTTTGGCCTAAGTCCTAAATATATGGAAGCTGTCTATGAGCAGTTTTTTTATTTGAAGTATGTTGGCGGATGGAGCTTCATTGAAGCATACAATTTGCCGGTCGGGCTAAGAAACTGGTTCACTGATCGCCTAGCAGAACAACTTAGGCGCGAAAACGAAAAAGCCGAGGAAGCATCAAGGGCTTCCGGGGGCGGCGGAAGATCAACATATGAGCTTTCTAGCAATGGAATGAACAGTATGCCCCCAGGTGTCAGGTCGCAGATGGGTCGTAAACAATAAACTCATGAGCTTAGACAATTTGTCTTGGCTCATTTTGTTTAATTAACTAATTATTTGTTAGAGGGTGTTTCTATGCAAGAAGAGCAGCTATTAAAAGAAGATGAAATTGCTGAAATAGTAATTGATTTTGAAGAATTGCGACAAAACCAATTGAATGAAAGCTTTTTAAGAATATTTGGAAATGTTACCAAGTTTCTTTTGAGAAGAATGTTTGGTGAAGACATTTTTATGCCAGTAAAAATTCGCGGCCGCCCAAGTGAGATCAAAGCGTTTGCCCAAGCGCTTGGAAGAGAAAAGCGATATATTGAGGCATATAAAAAACACGGTCTTAATGACCCAAGAACACATGCTAGCAAGGGTATGTTAAGTGGGGCGATTAGTAAATTTACGAAAGCAACGGGTCTTAAATGGCCGTTTAAATAGGAAATCGTTTAAGTGGCCGAAAAAACAGCAGAACAATTAGCAGAAGAACTCGCACTAAGAGAGCAGTATATCCAATCTGTAGAGTCTCTTACCGAAGCACAGCAGAAAGAGTTCAAAAACCAAAAAAAGCTGCTAGCCAACCAAGAAGCGCTAATTAAAGCTGCATCCGAACTGACAGCTAAGGGCGTGACTCTCGATATTGCGTACCAAAATCGCCTTAAGACAATTAAATCAGACATTGTTCTCACCGGAGATCTTTATGATGTTCAAGAGCAGATGATCGAAGCGCTTGAAGAGGTGACAAGAAAGCAAGAAGAGCTGGAGGAACAAAATGAAAAAACTACAGACTCGCTTTTCTCTTTTATTGGAATGACTGAGGACGCAGTAAAATCACAGAAAAAGATGGCACAGCAAATGAAAAATACTGGCACCGAACTGAAAGGCATGCTTACTACCATGGAGGGTGCGAAGAAGGGAGCGGCCGCCGGCTTCGCCATGCTGGGTAACATGGCCGCGGAAGGGCTTGCGATGGTGGTTGATAAAGAAAAAGAGGCCCACCAATGGGCCATGAATATGAACGCGCGCGTTGTCGAGCTGACAGATACGAATGATAATTTTCGTAAAGCCATTTTTAACACATCTGCGGAAATGGAGCGTTTAGGCATAACCACTGAAGAGTTCATCGATGCCGGCGCATCACTTCAATCTAATATTACAAACTTGAACACTATGTCTGAAGAGCAAATTGGCATCATGGTTGGTCAAGTTGCCCTGGGTAAAGAGTTGGGTGTTGCCATAGACGATACTGCGAATTCGATGCAATATTTCCAAAGAGTTCAAGGAATGACCGTCACAGAATCAAAAGACGCCGCGGCCTCAATGATAGATTTTGGGCGCGCCATGGGCGATCCTAAAGCCGTGATGGCCGATTTCGTTAGACTTACGCCACAATTAGGAAAGTTTGGAAACAAGGCGAACACAGTCTTCAAGGAATTGGAGATGCGCGCAAGAGCTGCAGGAATGGAGGTCGAAGAGATTTTGTCGGTGACTGACCAGTTCGACACGTTTGAAGGCGCCGCCGAAGCGACTGGCAAGTTGAACGCTATGCTTGGTGGCGACTTTGTTAGTGCAATGGACATGATGGAAGCAACAAATCCGGCCGAACGTTTTGACATGCTCCGAGGCTCTCTGGATCAGGCTGGTATGTCGTTTGATTCTATGGGATATTATCAAAGACAAGCTGTTGCTGAATCAATGGGTCTCTCCGATGTCAACCAATTGGCCTTAATGATGAGTGGCAATTATGATATGATGGGAGATTCTGTCGCAAAAACTCAAAAACAAATTGTTGAGGAGCAGAAGACACAAGAGGAGGCAGCTGCTCGCGCGCGCGATGTACAAGAAGCACAAGTTCAGGTTATGGAAGAAGTAAGAGATGCACTCCTAGAAGCGCTCGCCCCCGGGGAAGACTTCGCCGGCGCGCTCGAGGGCGGCGCAGAACGCGGCCTCTGGTTTGCGGATGCGATGACTGATGCAGCTGAAAAAACCAATTGGTTCATTTACGCGGCCCTCGGTATGCAGGCCATACAGGTAGCGCCAACCCTCTGGGCCGGCGTCAAGGCCCTCGGGGGATGGATCAAGAAGACAAAGCTGGGCACATTCACCAGTGGTCTCTTCAGTGGCGCCATGACTGCCGTACAAGGCACCAGTAAGAGGACTCTTATTATCATAGGTTTACTAGCGCTAGCCATGGGCCTGCTTGCGTGGTATATGCTGACCAAGAGCAATTCCCCGCCTTTGTATATTGGTTTATTCATTGTTGCTGCAGGTATTTGGGCCATCGGTAAAATGAGCAAAAAATCTGTTAAAAACGTAACAAAGCTTATTCCAGCAATGTTGTCTATGGCACTTGTTGTTGCTTCGGTCGGTATAGCTATTTACATAGCCTCAGCCGGCATTGCACTGATGGCTGATTCCTTCGCGCAACTTTCTCCTGGGCAAATAATAGGCGTTGTAGTAGCTTTGGCTGTTATGGGTGTTGTTTTAGTTGCATTGATTGGCGCAATTGCAGGCCTAGGCCCGGTCGGGTGGATAGCCGTCGCTGTTATGTTGGCTGCAGCTACAGCACTGTGGATCGCTGCGCATGCAATTAACATATTGGCGCAAGCTGTCGCCTTGCTTGTGAATGACGCTCTTATACCGTTGGTTGATTTTATTGTTGACTCGGTTATAACCATTATAGAGACTGTAATAGGGTGGATTGAAATGCTGGCCAGCAAGCTTATTGAATTGGCCACAGTTATTGGTGATACGGTTATAGGCATCATTAACGCCTTAGTAGAAGGCATTAGAGCAGTAGGCGAAGTTATAATGGGCGTGATGGAGCAGCTGCCGCCCCTGGTCTCTTCCCTTGCGGAGCTTGGTCTGGCCGGCCCAGGCCTAATATTAGCTGGCGTAGGACTTGGAAGCATTGCCCTTGGTTTGGGTGGTATAGGCTTAGCGCTTCAGACAATTAGCACAGCAGACCTTCAAGCTCTAGGCAACATGTTGATGGGCCTAGGCATGATGAGCACGGGTAGTTTGCCAGACTTTGTTGGCTCCATAGAAGATCTGGCCGATTTGGCCGACGATCTTGATGGAGAGCTTGAGTTTGATATTGATATCGATGTTAATTATGATGCTATGGACGCCGTTGTTAGCTTAATAGAGACAATCAACGAACTGCAGACCGCAACTGTCAACTCTCTAAGCGACGGCATTGCCCAAATCGCCCGGGCCATTGAAGAAATTCCAGACGAAAAGATTATTAAATTCCAATCCCTACTTGATGATGCCGTTATCCTCTCCAACCCAATGTCCTCCACTAGTGGATTACATCGCTTGATTGAGGGCTTTACCGGAGGTGGAGGTGGAGGCGGCGGCGCCGGCGGCGGTGGCGGCTTTGGAAAGAAAACAATTAAGGCCGAGATCACCGTCATGCTCGACAAGAAGGTTGTTGGAAAGGCTGTAAAAGATATTGTAGTCGATGCAATGTCATAAAAGTTGATTTAATAACTAAATATTAATAGCGTATAATATACATACAAGGAGGAGTACAACATGGGAATATTTCCAGGAGGAATCACCGCGGTTCAAGCCGTTGGTACTGCGAAAGACAATGAAACTTTGCCGCAAAGCTCTATGGATCAAAGTTTTGAGACGGGCTATGCTGACTCCGCGATGGGCTATGCCGCATCTAAACAATTGTTTTTAAGTTTTTATTCTTTTAATGCGAAAAAGACAGTTAATTTTCATGGATTTATTATGAGTCTGTCTGATTCTTATTCCTCTGATTGGAATGAGGAGAAAATGTTTGGTCGAAATGACCCAGTGTACACTTTTAAGAGCACCACAAGGACCATTTCAGTTGCATTTCAGGTTGTGGCCAGCACTTTGTGGGAGGCAATGTCAAATTTGGAAAATGTTGGTTATTTAACCAAGTTTGCTTATCCGGCTTACACGTACCCATTTCAGAACTCCACATCAATGACTTCGCCTCCGTTAGTTCAATTGAAATTGGGTAATTTTATTGCCGATCAGAACCAATTTAAGCATCAAATAAACAAAGGAAATGTCGCCAGCGCAAAGAATGGTGGATTATTGGGCGTGATTCGAAGCTTAACAATCACGCCTCAATTTGATTCTGGCGTCTTCGATGAGTATCAAGCAACAATTTATCCAAAATTGATTGAAGTGTCTTTTGATTTTGGTGTGTTGCACCAGCACAAAATAGGCTATAGTGCAAACAAGCCCGGCACATGGATTGGACCGCAGCAATTTCCATATGGAGTTGGCGGCGATCAAAATGTCACAACTGCGCAATCTCAAGCCCGGACATGGGCTGTTGGCGGAAATCTTCCATCGCTATCTTATAACACCCCCGCGCCCACAAAGGAGAATCTCTCTGCAGAGGCTTCCCCGGGTCCGTCGCAGACTTCTGAGGGTCTGGCCCAGACACAGGCAGAAGAGGCGGGTGTGGGTTCAACGACTCAGAGCATGCTCGGCGGTGTTAAGCAGGGGGTGCGCACAATGGTTGATTCAATGAAAGATAATGTATCTTCTCGCCGCGCAGAAAGGATGCAGGGCGCAATAGATGAGGCCACCGCACGACTCGATAAATTCGCGGCTGATCTTTCTGCCCGCGAACGCGGCGGCGACGGAGGTTAAAATGTCAAGATATAAAAAAGTAATCACCAATGCAGATTCTCACTATTCAGACTTGCGACAGTCTAGGGGGAAACCATCGGTTGAGCAATATACAACCCCAGTGTTTGTTCCAATTAGGGCCGGCCATAGAACTTTGGTTCAAAAGGTGAAGCATGTCTGGACTCCTGGTGATAGATATTGGAAATTGGCTGCAAATTATTACGGAAATGCTGAATTCTGGTGGGTTATTGCTAGATATAATTTGGCGCCAACAGAATTTCATGTCCAAGCTGGCGATTTAATTTATATCCCGATCCCACTTCAAGATGCTCTCCGCATAGTGAAATAACAAAAAAGAGGTTAATATAAGATGGGAAAGGGTGTATCAATACTATTGACGTATTATGGACTGCCCGCAAAAGGTAACCGTCCTGGCTCTGGCGGGCATGCCAAAATTACTCAAACAACTCAATGTACTTTTGAGCTGTTGCGGTCATCTGATAACGAGTCCGATGGGAATGGCAGCGTTGCGAACGCTATGATGGGCTTATCAATGTATACCAATGGGCCCAAGATCTCCGAGACAGCCTATCATGACTCCTTCGGCCACAAAAAGTGGAGTATCGAAAGGCGCGCCGAGCATTACGCGTCCGACACCTGGGAGCAGGATTGGTTTGACGATACTGTGTCATATGGCGTGATAGGTTCAACCACACACCTGTCCGAAGACAGCACGTACACAATAACAGATCAGGTTGTCAACAAGGCCGGCTCATATGCTATAACTAAGATTGCTGCACCGGGCGGGCGTCGATATGCCAACGGAATGGCTTTCCCTGATGTCAGTCCACAGCGATACATTTATAGTATAAAAGCAAATTCAGATGTTGACGCAGAAGTCAATGGCTATAAGCCCAATGATGAATTGTTGTTTCGCGGCCGCGGCTTGGACGCAGTTAATGTTCATGCACAGCTTAGTGAAGAGATTTCCTCCTCCCCCGCGGACGATCGGGTTGCGATGTCGAGCCACGGGGGCAGTTATGTGCCAATTTGGAGAGACCCGGCCCTGATATCTGATTTCTTTGAATCAAGTAAATATAAATATCATGGAACGTTTTGTAACAACAACGAACTTAGAGCGTTTTGGGAGAGTATAAAAACTGGTGGCTCTAATTTTTATGGACCAGATAGTTTTGCGAACAAAAGCAGCAGTGGCGGCGATTATTATGGATATTTTGATTGGAATTTAAAGGTTAATGGAAACTTGGAACACGATTGCTGGCAAGGACAGTCGACTGGCGAGTCGTGGTTTTCGAGCGGCATAAACTCATCTCGA